ATGGCCTCTGCAAAACTTTCCGACCTAAAGATTAAAGCACTAAAACCTAAAGAAAAAGTCTACAGAATATTGGATGCAGATAGACTTTACATAGAAGTCCGACCTTCAGGTGCTAAAGTTTGGCGGTTTAAGTTTGTTTTTAATGGTAAAGAATCTTCTATGAGTCTTGGCGAATACCCGGCTATTACTTTGGCAGACGCTAGAATCTTAAAGGATGAAATGCGAGCAAAATTAGCCAAAGGCATACACCCAGTAGAAGATAGACAAAATAATAAGGCCAAGGCATTAGAAGAAGGAAAAAATACATTCAACGCTATTGCAGCCGAATTTAAAGAAAAACGTATGACGTTGAAGTCTGAAATTTATCAAGAGAAGTTCGATACTGCTTTAGAAAAAGATATATGCCCAGTTATTGGCAAAAAAAATATTAAAGATGTGACTGCGGCTGACGTATTGAAGATTTTAAATAATACGATTAATCGTGTTACTAAAGAAACCAATGGAAAAATGACAGGTGAATCTGCCGCTTTACAAAATCGAAGATTCATTGGTGCTGTAACTCGTTATGCAATTGCTACTTTAAGGCTTGAGAACGACCCTACTTATGCTGTACGTGATGTGATCAAGCGCCCTCGTGTAAAACATGCAAGAGCCTTAACTAAAGAAGAAAGAAAAAAGGCAAGAACTCAATTGCCTAAATACAATGGAACAGAGACTGTTAAGAATGCTGGCTTCATTCTCTTATATACAATGCTTCGGGCAATTGAAATTAGAAAAATGCAATGGAAATGGGTCGAGTTTGATACACGACTTATTAGATTTCCAGAAGAGGCAATGAAAAAATCCAGAATCCATATTCTCCCTATATCTGACCAAGTATATGAAGTACTTAAGCGTCAATATACAATCTCTGGTGATAGCGAATTAGTTTTCCCTGCTATTTTCAGTAAGAAAAATGATGGCATGTTAGCTAAAGAAACGCTTAACAGTATGCTTGAATATATTGGCTTAAAAGGCGTTACCACTCATGATTTTAGAGCTACAGCTTCTACCCTACTATATGAAAAGGGCTATGAGGAAGCTTGGGTAGAAAAACAGCTTGCTCATGCTGAATCTAACAAGACAAAAGCATCGTACGACCATTCGCAGCACTTAGAGGCTAGACGAAAAATGATGCAAGACTGGGCTGATATTGTGGATAGCTGGAAAGACTAAAAACTTTGCTTCTTATCAAAGGTCCATCTTTTGCCATTGTAAGTCACAGTGCCATCCAAATTAATCGGCAACTCTTTTAATGAGTAGTCATAGATTTTAAGTACATTCCCGTTCTTATCTAAATCAGCGGGTAGATTGCAAGTATTTTCCATCCTGCCCGCTTCCGAAACCATGATCATGACTTGCGACATCACAAAGCCCTTACACAAATCGAGACATTCACGTTACTATTAATTGTGTGAGCTGTGCAACCTGAGAAAAGGAGGCACAGCAATGTGATGATCGATGCAACTTTGGTACGTTTGCACATATAAGTTACTTCTTTAAAAAGAGTGCTCGTTCTGCTTCTCGTCGACGAACTAGACCTTTCATAACTTTACCGCCTGCTTTGTTCCAGACAAGGAATTGGTCAGCAGCGCCTTGATAATCACCTTTGTTGAGTTTCTTTAACAAAGTCGAATTCTTAAATGCACCTGAGCCGATGTTATAAGTCAGCGATACCAAAGCATCAAATTGATTTTGATTTAGGGGCACTGTCACAGATGCATTTACAGTCTTTTCAAATTTAGCTAAGTCGTGCTTGAAGTAGGCCTTAGCTTGCTCAGGTGTGCAAGTGTCACCTTGCTTAACCTTCGCGCCATTTGGATAAACTGTGGTGCCAGTGCCAATGGTCCAGACTCCTACCCCATCGTCATAAGCTGTGAATCGTGTGCCTTCAAAACCTGTTATTAGGTCTACACCAAAATCACTTGTAGTTTTCCCACCTGGTGCAAGTTTATTGACCACTTTATTTAGTTCGTCTACTTGTGCTTGAGTGAGTTTACCACCTGCAATTACACGGGCAGCGTCGAAGAATGGTTTAGTTGTCATTGGATTCACCTTTCTTTTTCTCTAACTCAGAGCTACCAAAATAAAAGCCACATGCAGTTGTCATAGCCCCAGCAATGAAGCCCAATGCCGTATTAATCAGATTGCTATTTTCTCGTGGCATATCCACAAAAAATAAAGCAATCACTAAAACAAACATTAGTCCCACTAATGCAAAAGCTAGATATGCGCGAGTATTTTCACTGTTCATCTTTTTGCTTCCTCCAACCGTGATACTTTCTCTTTAATTAAAGACTGGTCTTGGCTTAATTGAATAATTGAAGATCCAACCCACGCACACAATGAAAATACGATTCCTGCAAATATTCCTAGCAATACACGCAGCACAGAAATTCCACCATCTTGCGCTGCTGTGCGGTTTTCTAAATTGGCGACTTTGATATCCAATGTATCGATATCTTTTTTGTTCTGTTCGCTAGTTTCCTTATGTGCTTCATTAATGAAAGTCAGTCGAGTAACATGATCTGACAACATGCGAATATCACTCTGAATGGAGTCGATTTTCTTTTCAAATCTCAACCCATATGATTCATTTTCAGTCATGCCTTCCCCCTTTCGTTTAGGCAATAAAAAAGCACCCGAATTGGGTGCTCAAAGTTCTTTTAAGGTTTAAAGGGTTTGTAAGATTTTCCCTCCGTTAATCAATTGAGTTGTCAGTGGTGCAACTCCCACAATTGCAGGTCCACCCGGCCCCGGCTGACCTTCAGTTGTGCCATGGTATTGCCAATTCCATGTTCCATCATTAGTAGACTTGGTACCACGTTCGCCCCAATTTCCACCATCTCCAGAAAGTGGTGAGCCATAGCGTTCATTTTGGGTTCGGTAACCTTTACCAGGTGCCGAAGCTTCGGCATCAGTGATTTTCATAACCAATAAATAACTCTCCAGATAGAGGCGATAATCTTGTGAATCATTTGAAATCGGCTGGCCAGTCATGACCCGACCAAATGGTGCTCCAGCACCACCGGGAATTCCCTGAACCCCATAAGATGATCCAGTGTAAATACCACTTGGTGTTGCTCCACCACCTGAACCGCCTCGAGCTAACGTCCCTCCATCGATAATCAGGTTTAGTTTGCTGTGTCGATTCAATAAACCGGGTGCTCCCTGAAACCCATCACGCCGGGTTTTGGTAAAATTGAAGTCTGAATCTTTTTCCCAATCTCCGTAAGCTAGATGTGGCAACCCGCCATCTCCACCACGTCCAACAACAGCACCTTTAATAGTCAAATTTACCACGAGATCAGGTGGGAACTCCCCTGTATCTATCGCTGGTAATTCAGTTGCAGCAGGAACGATATACTCTCGTTTTGCAGGACTAGATTTGTAGTCGAATTTATAGACAAATCTGGTTTCCGGTCGATAAGAACTTGAACTTGAAACCAGTGCACCTGCTTCAACTACAAAACTGATTTCTCCAGTCGTTGGTAAATCCCCTCTTTGCATCTGATATAAACGTGCCAGATTAATATCCAGCTGGTCATATCGAATGTAAATCGGTGAATCATCAACCGGCACATCAATAAAGTCCTTGTCATTGAGGTAATAACGTTCATCGTAATTAATTGCAGTAATGGTATTAGAGAACTGGTCAGCTGGTTCTCTTTTTGCAACCAGATAAGGCAGTGAGCCTTTGGTATCGTCATTAACTACGGTGTAGATAGTATTCACAAAGTCATCGGGACTAAGCTTTAAGGCCCCGTTCGGTAAACGCCCTAAAACTACTTTGTTCTTGGCTGAACCCGGCGTAACGGGAATCAGGTCCACGGTACCATCCCCCATTTGCAGATAGATCACATAGCTCTTGCCTGCAATAAAATCTACATCATGGCTTAAGGTGAGGATTAAACCCTCTTGCTGTACCACCTCACCGCTTTGATGAATACCATTGCGATAATCAGCTACAGCAATCCGGTCACGTAAAACCAGTAATTCTGATTCAGGTGCCGCATCAAAGGTTATGGATTTACGCTGGAAGCGAAGCTTGTTCCAGAGCCGGTACGCATTAAAATGAGCTTGCCACTTATTCCGCACACCAACTGACTTCACTTCTTTTGGGTTCTTTGCTCCTTTGTCTGGCAAATAGATATTGATACGACTATCGTCGGTCGGATCCGTGTATTCATAGATCAGTCCATCGTAGTCATCCATCACACCAAAGGTCAGATCATGCTTGTAACTATCTGGAATGATATTCCTGAAGTTAAACAGCATTACCGAGTTATCAGTTGGCCGTTCAAAATAAAGCTTGAGCTTGTTGTTTTGTCGATAAGCGGTACAAAACACTGCATCACAAAGATTGGTGACCAGCTCTTCAAAAGACAGGTTTGTATCATCAATTGTGGTGCAGAACTCAGCCGCTAGTGGTGTACCAAAATAATCAACTACATCGTTATAAGTCCGATAGATGTTTTCCAGATCAATCTCATCAATCGTACGGCGACCAATCTTGTCATCCAGTGCCATTGAAACCAGTGCATCAGCAAAGCTCGATGTTGGAAATAGCTCTGTCGTCATTGCCCCATTTTTATAAGTCGGCAACATTCGCTGAAGATCGAAATTGATCTTACGGGACTTAACAGATAAAGCTCCGGTCGTTGCATAAGTACGTGCACGAAAAACCGTTTCATGTTCATACACTGTGCTTTGCAAGGGATAAGCACCATAAAGCGCCTGCCACTTTACTTCATCAACTACTGTTGTAACTGCCGGTGTTGGTGTTAAACGGCGTGCACGGACACTACAGCGACCTTGAAATGTCACCATGTCCAGCGTTGCACCAACTGTCTGACGTGACTTTGCCGAACCCTTTAGAATAATCTGCTTCAGCATTGGATTGCCAATGGCTGCACCAGATTCATTAACCGGCGTTACTTCAACTTCAATCGTGACGTTTACAGCTCCCTGATTTCCACCTGAAGAAACTGTGTAAAGTCCATTACTAGCAACAAAGTTACATAGCACTCGGCTACGTTCAATATTGTCGAGAATGAATGGACCAATCCACTTCTCGCCAATAGATGAAAGCTTTGGAGATAAAGCACCAGTTTGCTGATTTGATAATTCCTTTAGCTTTAGCCAGTTGGGGTTTACTGCAGCCGGATTAGACAATGCCATACGGTCATCAGCTACCGATAGAACGCTATATGTACCGTTTAAATCATAAGTCTGGCCGTTGTAAGTAAACGAAGCATTTGTGATTTCTACCCGGTCATTACTTACAAACTTAGTGGTTAAATCAGTATTATTTGCAGATGCTCGCAGGATCTCATTTGGATAGGCAAAAAGAAGATAGTTGGTACCTTCCAAGCTTTGAGTATCTGCCGGACGCAAGATCTGGCCATTCACCGAGTTTTGATGCTGAACAGTTAGTGGCGGTGTGGTAATTTCGGTACCAAGCGAGAAATATGGCTCACCCGAGACAATATCGACACCCGGTCGAAAGACTTCTACCGATGCGCCGGCAATATCAACAATGTTGGTTTCACCGTCATATGCACCGTTAATTTTATAGTGACCACGACCAATACAACCAACAACATGCTCTACTTCGACATTGTTTTCATATACCTTGTAAGGCACAGTAATCAGATCAGGGGTATCGTGAGCGGCACCATAAATATCTGCGATACGACCATTTACGCGAGTTTTATTTTCACGGTTTGATAATTCGTTATTTGCAGACGAGGATTGATTGTTATTCTGGTTGGTTTGGGTAATTGAGGGCACAGGCATTAATAATGCAACAGCCACACCCATAACTATAGAAGCAACCGCTATCCAAGCTAGAGTTATGGGGTCTATACCCTTGGGATTCTCAATTACAATGAAAGTGCCTGGTAAGAAATCGAGCTGCTTTAATTCATATGCATTCTTCGGCGTGACTTCATTCGCAAATGAAATTTCCGCATGATCCATATTGCTTGTGGTATGAAAAATACGGACATGCTCAGGCATATGGTCATATTTTGAAGTAAGCCATTGACCCAAAGTTTCGGCGTGTTCAATTGTTTTGTCTTCGGATAAAGGGTCTTGTTTATAAATAATCTTAATCATAGAAACTCACACGATTAAATCCAAATGCTTGAACGACTTGAATTGGCATCCATGAAACGCCTGATTCCTGCAAATGCAAAATACGCCCCAAACGAAAAAGCCCCACATGTGGGGGCTTGTTTCGGTATCGAGAGTGAAAGGCGACTATGCAGCCTTCCTTAGGCATGGGCAATGGATTTAGTAACTTCAATCTTGATGGCAGAAATACCTTCTCTTTGACGGGCTTCATAAAAAACTCAAGCGCCTCTCCTCGATCAATATCATATAGATCCATTGCAGCTTCATGCGCGAAGTGAACACAGTTGTAGTATTCCTCGTCATATTGCTTATCGAGCAAATGATCGTGACTCTTCATATAGCCCCCTTCAAACCACTAAAACGATCCAGTGCAAAGATATCTCCAGTCTTCGCAGTATTTAATCGTGGTGATTCAGCCTTGAATGTCACAGCTTTATGATTCATGGCAACACTGGAGAGTTGTAGACCTAGTAGATAAAACATTGGTGTATTCAAGTTATCTGAACTATAAAGGCGGTAATTTACGGTCGGCTTTACATTAGAGTATTGCCCCTCAATTACCCGTTCAAACTCATCCGGCAAAATATCACCAAGCCCAGATATTGAAACGGTCAAAGTCTGGTCCAGATCACCGAGCATTCCGGATCTTTGAATTGTCATTGGTAGGTATTCGTAAAATACTTGCCCCGCGCCTTCATTGTGCTGAACATACACTCCACGGTCATCATTACGGACCACCCGGTAAGTATTCATAAAAGAAGGGTGTGATAGTTCAATACATTCCAGTTGATAAACATCTACTTTTCGATTGAAAAAGAATTTGGCATATTCGTTATCCATTAGACCTCCCAATCTTTGATAAGTGCCTGATCAGCGATAAGGTTAGGCTGGTTTTGAACAACTTCGAGCTGTGCATTTACCCGGTAAAGGTTGCCATTCACTTCATTGGTCTTGAACGAGTTTGGAATGAAATTGCATAGATATTGCTGACGTTCCCCCTGATCAATCACCAGATCCGCATAAAATGAAGCTGGCTTATTCTGGTAGACCCGCCAGAGCGCCATCATTTTATTAAAATCGGATTTACTTAAATTCCAGTTCACATCGACAATATGACTATTACGTTTTACATCGATGTAATAGCGACCACGACCGCCATCCATCTGCTGACGTTTCACATCATCACCCGGTGTTACGCCATAGCCGCTGGTCTGAGGATTTAGCTTTAACTTGTACATAACTTTCCTTCAGGTAATAAAAAACCACCCCGAAAGGTGGTTTTATTGATTAACGATTCCGTCTTGCTGTCGTATTCTCAGTCAAAGACCGACTAATAGTTGAGCTTGGATTACCAATTTGATCACTAACAAGCTTCGGTACCTTTCTTGGAAGCTGCTTATCCAGTTCATCTGTAACAATGATCCGGACTGTTTGCTCATCCAGTTGTTCAGCTTCAACTGTTGCCCCACTCACCTGATTAATCACTTCAATTTTGAAATTGATTGTCGGTGTAGAAGGTTCAATTGAAGGCATAATCTCAGCTTGAGGTCGAGAAGCTTGACTTATCGTGAAGTCTTGAACATCCTCAAGATTTGAGCGATCCTGAACTATACCATTGGATGAGAAGTAGACCTTGCCATCATGGAATAAGTCAGAAGTTGCTGAAGTAGGTACGCTGCTATTGCCCTTATAAATTATCTGGCCATCATGAACCGGCTGATTAAAGATATTCGAGATTTCTTTGCTCTGGTTAAAAATCCTTGAGCTCTGGTTGGCCCGATTCAAGATACTCTCAAAAGTGGTATGGTTTTGAGCATAGTTAGAAACAAATGATTCTGGACTTGTAGCCCTTCTCATATGTTCAACTTTATCAACACCACCCCATTTTTTAATATCATCTTGGGACCAAACAATTTCTCCTTTATGCACGGTACCAGCAATCTCATATTTATTACCTTTGCCTGTATAGCCTCCATCTGCAAAACCATTGTCTTTGAAGATAGAAACTTCTTTCAGCAATTCTTTCTCAGCATTCTGCACGGTACTGTTTGAAACATTACTATTTAGAACTTTTGAGTTAGAGAGACTAGAAACGATCGACTTGCTAGCATTAAAGGATTTACTACTTTGAATCGATTTATCTAGAACTTCGCTAAAGCTGGTGTTGTTCCCAGCATACTGGTTAGTAATGTTCTGAACATCTCCTGATTGCAACACCACTTCATTACTTGGCTTGAGTGCTTTAACAATAATCTGGTCTTCTCGAGAAGATTGATTAAAAATATTCGAGATATTTTGATTATTATTAAAAGCTTTAGAGCTTAGGAATGAACGATTAAAGACATTTTCTGCTGAAGTGTTGTTAATAGCATGATTATTGATAAATGCTTCAGGGTTTACACTCTTACGCATATTCTCAACCAAACCAACACCACCCCAGCGTTTAATATCTTCTTGGGACCAGACCACCTCACCTTTATGGACAATACCGGCAGGTTCATATTTTCCACCAGATCCAGTGTAACCACCGTCAGCAAAGCCTTGATCTTTGATTGCACGGATGTTTGCAATAATGCTAGCGCCTTGAGCAATAGCACTAGCAATCAAAGGAATGTTTTTTGGAAAACCTACCTTTGCTGCCTGAGCAATGCTTTGCTGAATCGCAATACCAGCAGCTGCAATCGCATAAGCTTTATCAGCGGCAAACATGATCTTGTATGCTTTTGATTGCTCTCCAAACATTGAACCAAACATAGATGTAAGAGAACCCATCATTTGGCCACCAAGGGCAATTTGTGCATTCAATCGATCTTGGTGATACTTATCTTCAATATCCTGAGCATTCTGAGCATATTCTGCAGCGATCTGATTGCGTTGGTCCTGAGCAGCTTGAATGATTGCCGTTTTCTGATTTTCGTAATCCTGCTGCTTAATTAGCCCTGCTTCGAATTGAGCATTCAAACCATCTAAAGAGTTTTGCTCATTCAGGTCGGTAGCAGCAAATTGACTATCTGCTAAATCATTTGCAGCATTTAAGCGGCTAAATCGTTCCTGATCTTGTCTGAAAAACTCGCCGGTACCATTCATATCCGCTTGGATACCACCCCAGTTTTGAACAGCATTATTCACTTTATCGCGTGTCTCTTTATCCTGATTGGCTTTAGATAATGCGATTAGCTTTTGCCGCTCTTCTATAGAAAGCTTGGTATTCTTAAGAATTTCCTCCCGTTCTAGTCTGTAACGTTCCTGCATGGCTTGCGTTTCCGAAAGCAATGATAAACGTGCCTGAAATAAACGCTGTTCCTGAGCTAGTTTTAATAACCCTAACTCTTGCTGTTTTTGCTGTTCCAGCAATTCAACAGCTTGCTTCTGCTCAGACTTACTTAATTCAATGTCATGAGCTGCATTGAACTTTTTACGGTTAAAGCTCTCCTCAAGTAACTGCTCCTCGGTTTTCTGGAACTCCTTATAGTCTTCCAATTTCGTTCTAAGGGCTTGTTTGGCTATAGCAATATCATTATCGGCACGACGATTTATTTCCGCCTTGATTTCTGCAGTACGTTCCGGGCTAAAGTTTGCTTTATCAACATCCTCCAATCTTGCCTTTCTATTATTGTTAATCCGTCCGACTTCACTAGCTACCTCATTTTCAAGTGAACGTTGCAGATCCTGTTGACGTTCAAGTTGAGACTGAATGTCACCTGCTGCTTTATCACTTCCCTTACTCGCACCACCTTTCACCTTGCTCTGCATCTTTGGAGATTGATGAAGCAACTTAAGAGATACACCATCCTCAAAGAGCACTTCACTGACATAACCACCACCCTTGCTGTCATACCATGTTTTGATATCTTTCACTGCGACATTGGTCGTAATTGGTGTGCCTTCAGGCATTGAAAAATCAATACCCTTATGAAATGAAGAAGCCCCTTTGGTAGGGGCTTTTCGTGGACCGTAATTTGAACTGATCTTGTAGGAGGACAATGGTTTACCACCCGCCTGCAATCGAGCCAGATGTTCATTAGAGACTTTCTGGCCAGACATTGAACCGCCATAACGAACATCAAGATGTGGGCCTGTGCCAATACCTGACTGGCCAGAAATGCCTACTAATCGTTTAGTGATTTTTTCTTGCTTTGCAAGTTCACTTGTATGCTTACGTTCAGCTGCAGTTAATTCATCTTTCTTATCCTTGAGTACATCAAGAGCTTTTTGAGCTTTTGCAACCTGATCCATTTCTTCTTTTGAAATGATCGCCGTTGTGCCAGGAGGAGCAACAGCTTGCTTGGCTTTTTGCAACTCGAGTATTTTTTTAACTGTCTCCTCACTATAACCAAGATTTAATAAGGCCAACTCCTCATTAGATTTCAGCACTTCATTGCGAAGACTATCAAAATATCCTTTCTGAGCTTTGGCAGCCTTTTGAGCTGCACTTTCATTTCCAATTAAAGCCTTAGAGTTATTATCAATACCAGCAACTGCTGTTTGAGCTTTATTCCCAGAAAGTTCTACTTCAATACCAAATAGTTTGAGTGACTCTTTCGAAGTTTTAGCTGCTTTGGCATTATTCTCAAACTCAGCACTATTTTCTTTTAGTGCATTATAAATATCTCGACTAATACGCAACTCGTTAAAACGTTTAACTGCCTCATTCATGCTAATTGTGCCATCTTTGGCCTGATTAACTACCTGAACAATTTCCTTATTACCTTTATAAAGTTGAGCAATCGCATTCAATTGAATATTGATCTTACTACTAGATTCAGCAAGTGCCTTATTCTGCCGCTCAAAAGCAGAAGTCATATCATTGATAGCCGAGTCTTTTTCTAATCCTCGTAAAGCTAACAATTCATCTTTTGCTCTCTTAGCTACTGCAGCTTGCTCTTCTAACTTCTTGTTAGCCTTATCAGCCTTATCCTGAAAATACATATAGCCTGCAGCTAAGGCAGAAATACCAATAGTGATAGCACCAATTGGCCCACCTACTAAACCTAATGCTCGGCTACCTAAAGTAGCCACAGTATTTAACCGGGATTGGGCTAATGAATAAGCTGAGGTAGCAGCCGTGGCCTCTTTAACGGCAATATTATGAGCAATCTCAGCAGCTGTTAGTCTTTGTACAGCTGCTGCGCGGGCATTAGCACTTGTGGCGGCGTTATATTCTGCTCTGGCTAAATTAATTTCAGTTAAAGCTAAAGCTGCAGATTGCCTAGCACGCATTGCCTCTACACCAAGCAATTGAACCTGAGACTGAGCTTCAGCAAGATTGGCTGCTCTTTGTTGAGCTGAAGCGGCAATACTCGCTTGTACAGCAACCGTTTTTGTTAAAACAGCTTTTGTCATTAAGCCAATACCTATGGCAAATGCACTGTCTGCAATTAAATTCAAATTATTTGCTAATAACTGAATCGATCCTGATAAAGCCTGTGCTGCCCCGCTTCCTTTACCAGCCTCTCCTACAAATTTAGTAATTTCATTATTAAGTAAAGTTAATGATTGACCAATTGTAATGTCAGTTTTAGCAAAAAGAGTATCAACTTCATCTTGGACATTTTTAAGTGCTTTAACGATTTCCTGTGAAGTGATTTTTCCTTCAGCAGCTACTGAACGCAACTCTCCTACGGTGATCCCCATGCCTTGAGCAATAGCCTTTGCTAGAGCTGGTGTTTGTTCCATAACTGAGTTGAGTTCTTCACCACGTAATGTACCGCTTGCCAAAGCCTGCCCGAATTGTACTAAAGCTGCATCAGCTGCTTCTGCACTTGCACCACTAATTGCTACAGCTTTAGAAACTGTTTCAGTTAAACGTGCTGTGTCATCCATTGTGAGGTTTAAAGTTTTGGCATTATCACTAAAACGCTGGTAGACCTGTAGAACAGAATCCCATGCTGAATAGGTTTTTTGAGCAATTCGGAAAGTGTCTTCCGTTGCTTTATTTAGTTCAACTTGATTATTAGTGACCAACTTAAGACGGTTTTGTAGTCCAGTATATGTATCCATCTTTGAAATGGCAGAACTTACTGTTACTAGCCCAGCCATATACCCAGCTAGTGCTCGAGTAGCTACAGATAAGCCATCCATAGACTTAGAAGCATAATCACCTTTACGCTCAATGCTATCCAGTTCATTGCCTAGATTACGCGCATTACGTTCAGCATTTTGCGAATCAATAACAATGACCAAACGGGATTCTTGTGCCATCTTTACTTTCCTCTAGGCAATAAAAAACCCGCTTTCGCGGGTTCTTTTTAAAATGTATAAATTACTTTTCTGGATCTGGATGATATTGGCCATCGCTACCTAGAAATAAAACTTTATTTCCAAATCCAACCACATCAGCTCCATAAGAATTTTGAGCTGTATATTCAAGTCCAATTTTAAGCAATGCACCTTCTTGCTTTACAATTACACTTCTAGGCTTAAATGAGTAAGGATTTTTGAGACCTATCTTTTCTAAAACAGATACAAAATATATGTTCTGAGAAATGCTCTTTTTTGAAAGCGGTAAATCTATATTTGGATCCATCACTGTTATTACACTGATATTAGATTTTCTTCCTTCTCCATCTTTGAGTTGATCAATGTATTTTGTATCTTTGTGAATTAAATCCTTTAGATTCTTTTTTCTAAGGTTCTCAGCTGCCACTTTATAAAGTTTTTTGTTTTCTTCAATTCTTTTTTCAACAACATTAGAAAACTCTTTTTCTGCTTTATTTGTTTGATAATTCTCATTGAAATTTGTGAACGTTAACGGCGAAGAAATATCTACTTTTTTAAAGTACTCATTTGAACCAAATGAAGATTTTAGAGCGGAAATTAAGTTAGATGTCTTATCTCCAATTACATAACTCTTCGATTCTTCATCTACTAAAACCACAAGAATTTCTTTATTTTTGGAATCAAATGCAACAAAACTTTTTAAATGCTGTCCAACAAATTTATTTTTATTTTGAAGAAATTCGGCTGTTAGAATTCCATTTATAAGATTATTTTCATTAATACAGCCATCTTTATCAAAATCTGTAGACTTCATTGCTCCAAATTTCATTAATTTTGAATCAAATGCTTCCTTAAAATTCGCATCATAGGCAAGTAAATTAAATCCTCTTAGTTTGCATTTATCATGATAATTAAGTGGTTGTGAAGTATTCGCTAAAGCAAAAACTGGTAAACAAAATAAACTTAATAAAATAATCTTTTTCATAAAAATACCCTCATATTTGAGGGTAATTTAGCAAACTGATCATTAAATGTCACATAAAGGAAAACCTGCACTTGGCGGGTCTTTTTAATTAAGGCTTTAGGGGAGGCCGTTTGCAACAGCCTACTAATTTTCTTCGCCTTCTGGTGGTTTAGACAGCTTCATCAACAATGTTATCCACTTTGTCTTCTTTTGGAAAGAAAAGCTTATGGTTGGTATTTCGGTTTTCTGCCATAAATTTTCTTGCAGTCATGTCTTTAAATTCATATGCCGACCAGACCAAACCTGCATAGAAGTCTATAAATTGTAGCTCAAGGCACTTTGAGCTATCCATTGGCATAATATTGCATGACTGGTTAACAATTTGGTTTTCAATGCCACATTCTAAAACCATCTGTTTTAAATACTCGCCCATATTCCATTTCAACGAAACCCGCTCGCTTCTTCTGTCAGGCATAAAATCTACATATTTATGCTTGCAGATAGTTCCAAGAAGTAAAAGCTTCACCATATAATTATAGAAAGCATTTGGGTCGCTTTTGAATCTTGCGTTAACAAATTCTTTATTTGCTGTAATTGAGCGAAGCTGGATATCTGGATGGTCTTTGATAAGTTTAGCAGTCAATTTAACGAAAATTTCTTTATCTTTTAGATTTAAATCAACTGATTTTAATTCATTTTTTAGAGGTCTTTTTCTTTTTTCATATAATGCTCTTACAATACGCTGAACATACTTAACCTTATTCTCAGGCAAACAGATTGCTGCTAATGTAAGCATTCGACTGGAACCACCCTTTTGATAAGGCTTTTCCATATTCCAACCTAAATCACCACTTTCATCCAAATATATAAATGTTCGCATATTTTATTATCAAGCATTAAAAAGCCCCTAAGAAACTTAGAGGCTAGAATTCGGTGCGGCACCTAGAGGCAACGTATTTACAATACGTTTACGATTATCGCAGTGTTTATCGTACCTCAATCTAGGCGTGGTGTATTTATACCGCGCTGCGACTACATTGATAGAATATTTGATAATGACATTCCTGTCAATAAGGAATTTTAACGGGAATGTCAACCACTTGACCGTATTATGTAACATCAAACGCGCTAAATCACGTCGCATAGTCTAAGTTATGTTCCGAAAGTCAGCACTTAAGTCTTCGTCGCTCGTTGCGTCGCCTTCTTATGGCACTCCTCCAAAAACAAATTATCCAAAGCAAAAATACAGTCATTAAAAATATGAGCAGCCACAGGTAAATCATTATGCTCAGCATAGACATTGATTGCGTGCTGATCTAAAGATAAAGGGATACCCTGCTCATATCGTCGGGATCTGCAAATAGTGCTAAATGCCGAAAGAATGGAATCAGCCGCATAAGAATATTCTGGCGGATCAGGAATACGGCCACCTAAGAACTTGATTTGCTCGATTTCATGCGGCGTTTTTGACGCATAGGTCTTTTGGTACTTATAGAGCTCGATGACTTTCCCAGAATTAAAGCCTTGTCCTTGTCGGCTTCTTCCTGAATCTTCTGAGCCTGTTCTTTAATGAATAGCCAGATTGAAATGCCAATGTCACCTAGATTTAGAAGCTTTGATGCATTCTCAGGCGTATAAGGTTTTTCGGACTCAACAGTTTTACCGTCTACGATTTCGGCAAATACCACACCTTTCCAGTCTTCAATTAAGTGGGCAGCACATGCATCCATTAACAATTCGTGATAAAGCTTGGCATTTTCATCTTTGACCATTACATCGTAGCCTTTAGACGAGATCTGGTTACCTGCTCGTTCAATAGCTACCTGAAAAGGCTTATATGCGATACCACGGACTTTGAACTCTGCCTGTACCTCTCCATCAGCACCTTTGTATTCACACCATTTTGATACGTCCGAGCTTTTAATAATTCCGACTTTTAAAGCCATAGCAACCTCTAATTTTTAGAAATAAAAAAGCCCATGGGATTCCATAGGCTTTGTTACTGAATAAGTTGATTACACAAGAGCGCGTACAATTGTTGGCGCTGTACGAACTTGGGCAAAGTTGATATCTACAGTAATGATGTCATCACCACCACCATCCGGGTGATTGGCTTCCATGACTTCCAATTGCGGGAAGTTGAACGAATATTTACTTCCTTTGCTGTCTCTGATGTCGAAGGTCAGTGTAAACACATCACGGGTTTTGATTGCATCAATCCAACCAGCAGCTGTGGCCGAGAACATGAATGAAGCATTTGCTTCGATATCCATCATTTTTTCAATGTAGAACTCTGGTGTGTACTTACCCGAACCGATACAACGGATTGCTTCAAGGTTGTTATTGATAGAAATGGTAAGAGACTGTAGACACGCTTTACCTTGAATAGACTGACCATTAATAAGCAAGTTTTCCACGTTCGGCATACTGACCAGTGGACGAGTTGAGGCTGCCACCGGATTCACTACAGGGTTAGTTTGCTGACGAGTAAACGAGCTACCTACAAGACCAAAGTTACCAGTAATTTTTCCAGTGGTCTGGATAGTAATTTCACCAGAATTAACCTGTACTCCACGATAAATAAAGACTTGGCCAACATCTTCGAAAACTTTAACCAGCGTTAATGACTTACGTACCGTACCACCAAAACTTAAAGCGTTACCCGCCCAATTATTGAAGGCTAAAGCACTTAAGAATAGATCAAATGTTCCAAGTGATAATTCAAACTCTAACTGACCTGCTACTTCTGCTTCAGTAACTACCCCACCTTGTCGAAAACGTGAATCAACCACTTCACTGCTTTCTTCAGTAGAAACATTTTCAGATAAACCATCACTTACACGGCGAACTGTGTACCAGATCGGGTTTGCTGGAGTTGTTCCTAAAACTGCTTCTTCACAAGCATATAATCGAATTTTTGCGCCTGAACTCATTTATGGTTCTCCAAAATTTAGGCAATAAAAAACCCGCTGTTTAAGCGGGTTATTAAAGTGTTTCATCTGTGTCTGAGATTTCCGGAGGTTCCACCCCTGCCATTGCAGCAGCTACGGCTTCAGATAAATTATTGGGCTGGAAATCAACAGGTGTTTCAGTTTGAAAAATTTCAGGCTCTGGCTCAGGTTCTTCATGCAAGCGGATATCGATCCAACGCCCTTCTGGAATGTCCATCGGGTTCTCGTGATCTGCCACAACAGCAGCAAGTTCAAAATCAAACTTACGCTTGTAAGTTTTAATTGAGATGTCACCATTTTCTAAAGTTGAATATTCAACAGCTACTACAGTGTTCCCATTGGCATCTTTAGGGACTTCGATATACCAACCTTCTTGGGCAAATCCTAAAGAGCCTTTAAGTAAATAATCGCCTACATCAACTTTCTTAAATTCAATCGGCTGTTTTTCTGCATCACTATTGAGCTCGATATGGTCGTTAAATAACTTAACTACAGGTGATGCTGATTTTAAGAACCCATTCCCATCGACTGATGTATTAAAACTAGTTTTCAAGTGCCCCCAAGCAGTCCACGAATCAGCCCCAGCACCATATCGATAGGAAAGCTGCCCACCTAAAATTGGCTTAAAAATTTGCCAAGAATATGTGCCATATGAGTTTGGTCCCAAATAAGACATTAAAGATCCATAGCGGCTAGGCATATTCAAAGGATTATTAGCATTTCCTCCCTGCCAGTCACCGTTAGATATAAACGAAAACCTGTTATCTCCAAGAATTGCAACCCACTGAGGAATTGAAACTTTGTCATATAACTCACTGATTTTACCTCCCGAAAATCCAAGCACGCCGAGATTACCAAGCCCCAAACCTAAACAAACACCAGCGACGGAATTTGCCCCTGTTCCACCCTGCGCGATTGAAAGTGCCGTTGTTAAGCCTTTCATCTCAGTAATATCACTATTTACACCACTGGCAGCAGCTCCAAGATTATTTCGAGCATCTGCTGCGGTTGTCGCCCCGGTACCACCTTGAGAGATAGCTGCTGTACCAACTACTTGTGAAAAGTTGGGTGCGAGATTGGGAATACCTGACGCAAATGGCAACATAAACTGCCGTTTACCCTGCGAAGCGTTATAAGGGAACGGCCGATGATCCCAATTAAATTTAAATACTAGATTTGCCATTATGCTGTTACCCCGTCAATCACTTGGAAAGTCAAAGTTTCAGTGTGCTGTGTAATGCCACTAACAACAGCTTTAATATCCATCTGGCACAGGCCTAAAGGCCAAGTTGCAGTGCTTGCACTAGATTTAATATTCAGCCATCCCTTCTGTGTGCTCTGGTTTAGTGCCGCGCAAGTCAAGGTAGCCACAGCAGCGCCATCAGCCAAAGCTTTAACCTGTGAAGTGAAGGTATAACCAGTGAGATCAATAGCACGGCGAACATCATCCGGAAGATATTGCAGGGCTTCATCCATATCAACCAACTGTAGGTTTAAGTTGAATGTGTCACCACGCTTAAAAACAAAATTGCTCATAAGTGATTCCTATAGACATAAAAAAACCACCGATGAGGTGGTACATAAATTATTTAGGCAATAAAAAACCGCCTTTCGGCGGTTTAGCTTTATATGGTTGGTATCAGTTAATTCAGGTGTTTTTGTTGCAATTCTAAGAACTCTTTTTCATTAAGTTTCTTTCCACATTTCGAACACAACCAAACAGGCGGCCCACCCAAACTTTCAATCTTTAAGTACTCAACTTCATCATGACTACATTTGCCATCTTCCATAACATCAATAGAAACGCTATGACCTTCAGTAGTTTCAAATATTCTTGTGATCATTGGATTTCCTTTTTCTTTAACATTAAAAAGCCCTCGAATTGAGGGCGTTGTTTGGTTGTGTTCTCAGGCATTTATGGGCTTACCTTGAATACCCTTGCAAAGTTTCAAAATGCTTTCTGCATGAAGAGTTATATGTTTGTGTTCTGGCCTAGTTCGCTCAATATCGATACCAATTAGAATTGCAGCCTGAATGTTTTTCTGCCAATTACCCGTATCCATAACAGGCTCAATTGAGCAAAAAATGTAGCTATCATCACCAATATTAATATCGGCATAATTATCTTCGTCCGTGGATGGACGGCATTCAGCAACAATGTATGCGATTTCCATTATTTGGCATCCTTAAAGTCAAGTTGTGGCTGAAGCTGATATTCCAATTCCTTAATTTCATTCTCCAGCGGTTCTTTTTCCCATCGCCACTGGCCCATTGCGCTCGCACATCCACTGATTTGTGCTTTTCTGCCTTGGTGATAATTCGTTAGAGAGTTATATCTAGCCCATTTTGATTGGAAAACTTGACTGAGTTGATTAGCCATCCACTCAAATGCATCAATAAATTGCTCTTTAATGGCATCTGCTTTTTCACCGTTGAATCCCATTACAAGGAACATGAAGCCTCGCTCAGTCATCTGATAAAAACCTGTTTGTCGTTTTGTGTTTCCTATCTTCTTGTTTTCTAAGGTAAACGCAAAATTGCGCTCACGAAACTTTGTGGAGCACTTCATATTTTTAATGGAGCGGAGAACGTCTGAATGCCTCTTTCCAAATGCTTGAGCAACTGCATAACTTGTTGTTCTTGGCTCACCGTTATTATTGGTAACCAATGCTCGTAAATTCAATGTTGTCATCATGTTCATAAGAGTTCCTCTTACTAGCTCATGTTCAAAGAAAAGAACTGGCAGGCACACTGAACATGAAAAGTGTGCTTTTCGGGGATCAACCTAGCCAGTGTTCGCCTGAATTTCAGGCATAAAAAAACCTGCCGCTAAGGACAGGTTCGTTTAAAAGTTAAATTCGTTAATTGACGCGATAATTTATTGAAATGTTGTACTGAATGAAATCCCCATTACTGCCAAGGTTCTGTGCCTGACCTTGTAAGACCTCTAACTGTCCGCTCGTAAAGTATTCAAAATGAGCTAACCAAGCATCAGCGAGCTTTGTGATTACTACTTCATGTGTGTTCAGACGAGCCATACAGTTGATTGAGATAATCCCTGTTCTTCTTGTGCAAGGCACGTCACCAATTCCTGCAATGATTGAACCGCCCCATAACACATTAATTTCACACCAAAGCCCATCAACCGGCACAGTAAAATCTTTATTAGGATATTTAATTCGGGTTTGCTCAATTCCAGTAAATGCCATTGCTCTAGTGATAATGGCTTGTCTTGCTTGATCTAAAGTCATTGCCATTTTAACCACCGTATTTCTGAGCAATATAGTTAAAGGTTGTGGAATAAACACCTTGAGGGGCTTGCTGCGAAAAACCTCCCACGCTTTTAATCACGTATTTTTTGGCCTTTTTGTCGTAGGAACCCTTTTTGACTGGATTTGGATATTGACCAAACTCAATAGCAGTTGCATAAGGCGCATTCGTTTGGATGTATACAGTAGAGTAAGGAACAAGGCGAGATAAGACGCTTGTGCCTTTGCTAATGGTTGAGCCACCGCCTTTGTCTTTCTCGGCTTCATTAAATGATTGGTCAGTCTGGTTTATGCTGACTCTGTGTGATGCCCTAAATGCCCCTGTATCAACTGGACTTTGGAGAACAACACCTTGTAATGCATCAATCACAATATCTTTTTGCTTTTTGGTTAGATCGGCTTCAATTGTTTTAGTGAAGGCACTCGGTTTGCTGCTCCATCCCATTAAAAGTCACCTCAACTTTACCAAACAGTATCTCAAATACTGGTTCATTCCCTACTGTAAACACTCGACCGTCAATGGTGGTTTTATGTCGAATAAGATAGCCTTTGTTAGTATCTGCAAAGAGTACATACTTACATTCTTCGCCATCTAACAGCACCTTCTTTGGGCCATTAGTGGATTTGCGAACCTCAGCGTGATAAACGCCCTCTTGGTTTACAGCCTGACTTATTAAGTTCCCATCATCTAAGTTAATCATTAGACTTTCCTCAATTGAGCAATCCATGTTGCGTCCGCTGGATCTTTTCCGTAACTCACAACCCGATAATTACTACCTTCAATCACCCAAATGTCATTAACATCTGGATCAACTAGAGTTCCTGCCGCATCCTTCACTTCATTTTGCAATAACACGGCTTTAGAGTCTGTGGCGCGGTAATCTATAGGCTTCACCAAATCTTTTAAATAAGAGCCAAATAGGACGCCTCTGCCGCCATATACATATTCAGTGTAAGTATCTTCACCAGCGGCGGGATTAGAACCAGTTAGCTTCTTTCGAGTACAAGTGAAGGAATCTACAGCGTCTGCAAGCTCATCCTCTGCATCAAATGCGGCTGCCAGTTCTTGCTGAATTTCATCACGCATTCCCATGACTTACTCCGTAATGACATATGTGTTGATGTGATACTTCTCACTAAAGAATGGCTCAAGCAGATCAAGAATGAATTGCATATCACCACTGACTGACTCTTCTTTGCCAGCAACATAGGTCTTGCTTACAGATGTGCCTGATTGTGCAGAAACAGTTTTAGAAGCCACTACACCCTCTTTGGTTGTGTAGAGTTGCCCAGCTGATGCTAGTTTTGCGAGATAAGCTCCAGCTGTAAGGATTGCATCTGGCACTTCACCTTCTGGATAGTTAGATAAATTTCTAGCATTAAGCCACGCATTAGCCTGCATTACAGCAATAACCGGATCACCATTTCCCCACCAGTTAGGCCCTAGCTTTTGAGTCACACTTTCGACTGTTACATAATTCATAGCTTAATCCTAAAAATCTAATTAAGAAGGACGGCCCGAAAGCCGCCCTGCTTCACTTAACCGCCATTCGCTGGAGCTTCTGGCACTGGAACAGCCACTTGGGGATCTGTAATGCCATAGTCACCTGCTGTTTTGGCAGGGTCAAACATAGTGCCTGCTGCTAATGTGTCAGTCGCATCATCAGCATATCGGCGGTCAGTTGGGTATTGGTATTTGTAGTCTGGTTGCTTCTCAGCCATGACTGCTCTCCTTAAAGGTTAGTAATTAGGAAGCGGATTGAGGTGTCTTCTGGTTTGGTTACAAGTTCCCAGTTAGCTGCCTTCTGCAAATCAGCCCAAGAAGCGCTTAAAGACTCACGCTCTGTACCACCAGTTAAAGTGTCCTTAGGTGCAATGAAGCTAAAACCTTGTGGATGGATCAACATGTTGCGACGCGTCCAAAGGATTTCATGACCAGCACCGTTACCAGTTGATTGTGTTTCTTCAACCTTCAAATCTTTTGGACCGGGAACAGAGTCATATGCAAATGCGCGTGGACCTGCAAGAATCGTGATGAACTTAGCATTTGCGCCTGTGCCAATTTGCGTATTGGTATCTGTTTCAATGACTGCGCGCCCGTTGTAAACGGTGATTGGTGGCAAGTTATCACTTGTGGTCACTTGTTCAAGTAATTGCTGTTTACGCATCTTCGCAGCAATACGTGAATGCACGAACATCACACCACGTCCACGTAATGAAGCATTCATTGTGCTTTCCGCATCAATGTAGGCATCTACTGACCAACGTGAAGCATCTGTTGCTGTTGAAGCAGAGATGTCAGTAGTGAATCGCTTGCCGTTCGCCTGGTCATAATTACGCAAGCCAATTACTGTTGCTAGAGCACGGTTTTCGGCAGCTTGTTGCCAATACTTATTCAGCATTCCACCAATAAGCTCAAGTGAATTGACCTTCGATAAATACTGCCCAAGAACAGACTCAAGAAAGCCTTCGTTCATATAAGCAACGCGGCCTTGCATTTCACCTGCATCAATCGTGCGAGGCATTGCGATATCAGTCAAAATGGTGTTGCCATAGTTCTGTTCAACATTACCATCCACACCGTTAATGTATGGAACGACGAATGTTGATGAACCACTTGTAAGCAAAGGACGTAAAGATTCATCAGATACAAATGCACCTGATTGCACAAGTGGCGAAACTGCCACAGGATTTGGACGTAGGTAAGATAAAACTACGTCACGGTTAAATACTTCTACTAAAGAAGGCATGGAGTTACTCCCAATAATTAATTATTAAAGTCACCATTCGCTACTGCTGCTTGGAACCCTTGAGGATCATTCTTTTGGAATTCCAAGCGCTCTTGCGTGGTCATTTCACTTGGTTTCTTGGCAGCTCCACCACCTGAACCACCGCCAGAAGCCCCACTTCCTGACGCATTTGAAGCAACAATTAATGGCTTAAACGCCACATTGCTACGAAACTCTTTTTTGAGGTCATCAATACTTAAAGCACTAGGTTTGCCCTGCGAATCTAGTACACGTACTTTGACCTCACCGTTTTCATCAGTTTCAACCTGAAGACGGTTAGTAATATGTGGAAGCAAAACTGCCTCCGAGCCTTTGATTGAAAGCTCACTTGCTAATGCTTGTGCTGTTTGCCCGACAGTTAATTTGTAGACTTGGTCTTGCAATGCTTTGGTAGCTTCTGCATGTTTTGCTTCTGCTTGCTCAAGCTTGGCTTTCCAAGATGCTTCAATTGCAGCAACGTCACCTTTTTTACGGGCTGCTTCTTCGGCTTCGCGTTGAGCTTTTTCTTCGGCTTCGCGTTGTTTTTGTTGAGCAGATTTCTTTTCACCAAGAAGTTCTTCAACTTTCTTCTTCAGCCCATCCAGTTCTGAATTATCTTGCTGCGGCAGACCTTCAACTTTTAAATAAAATGCGCCATCTTTTTCTTCGTAAAGCGCTTTCATTTCATCAGATAAGCCCTCTAGGCTATCGAGTTTGTATTTCATGTTTTGCTCCCTGAGCGGTTTTGCAGTCACAAACTGCGGGCAATAAAAAAGCAGCCGAAGCTGCTAAGGTTTGAATTAAGTTGTTTTACATATTTCTATAAATAACTGGCTTTAATGCTTGAGATGCAATCCAAATATCGTTACGACATACAGGGCAATTCAACACATAGATAGTTTCGTTTCTATCGCTCATGACTCGCAACTCATTCTTTTGAAATTCGATAACTGAATAACACTTGCCACATGAGTCTCTATAGGTCTGCAACTCGGGCGGCACACCTCGACTAATTACTTTCATAATCCCAACCTCTTAAACATTTCTTCATCAAGCTTTTTGAGTTCTGCAAGCGTGAATGGTTGACCTGTTAGCGGATCAATAAACTTATCCAGAGAATATTTGCCCTCTTTGAATAGCTTGTATCGGGATGGCCCAAGCCAAGACTTTTGAAAAGCTGCATCTTGTTTATCAAACCAACCTTTGAAAGTTGTATTTGAATCCACAACGCCGATTTCACCTTCACCATTCACTTTATTGTTAAATGGTCGCATGCCGATGGTCTTTCCTGATTCATCAGATACAGGTATTAGAATCGATCTACAGTTGGGGTGAAGTGGTGGCACAGGATGAGGTTCATCTTTCTTATAAACCTTGTCAGAGTAACCCATACAGATTTTAGAAGTACGGCTATCCAGTGTTGCGATGAACTTTACATACTCAACACCAATGGTCTGATACGTTTCATTCAAGGCCACATTTGACACATGACTTCTAGCAGTACGGACCATTGTAGAAATCTGGTTTCTACTCTGATCAAGCAAGCCATCTTGGTAATTAAGTGCTTTCTTGCCCTTAATCCGCTGAACAATTTGCTGGTTTGTCTGACCTTTAGATAAGCCGTCTCGAATTGTTTGCTCTACCCGAACTTTTGCATCGTCTGCGATCTTCTCGAATAGGTAATCAAGCAGCACACCACCGCTTAAAGGCGTTTTCTTTGCCTTGTTGAATAGCGTCTTTCCATTTGGTTCTATTTTGCGATTAGCGAGGGTTTTAGCCTGATATGTAGCTTCATACACCGCTAATGCAGTAGCGCTTACAGTGAAGCTCTCAAGCAATCCTGACGCTACACTTGCCTGCCAAGTCTGAACCAATGTTCTAACTTCTTTCAAAGCAGGTGTTGTGTATTGCGCTGCCATCAATGCAGTCTTTTCAGCGTCACTCAAGTCATCTAACAAATCTCTTAACTTTGAAAGCATCTCACTAGAGAGCGAATCAAATTGTGTTAGGAGATTATTGATTTCAGTTGAAGAGAGCCGATAAAGATAGGCCTGATGTGAAACCAGTGCATCAAGTAATGCCTGTTGTGACAACTGGACGTTCATTTGTCACTCCTGCGATTTAAACCACCATAGGCCTATTAATTGACTCGCTTTCGATACGTGTTTGCTCATCTTCAAAGCTAATTTCTGGCACTTTCCCAGTTGTAAGCAACTCATGGAATGTTTCCATACTCATTCGATTAGCAAGTACCATTTCCCAATAGAATTTAAGCGTATCAAGGTCAATCTTGCCTTTGGCGAAGTCTTGCTTAATGGTGAGTTTCGCCTTAGATCCACTTCCGTAGTATGCCGCACACCATTTAAGCGCATATTCCATCGCCTCATTGGTATTTGCTACACACAAAGAAAGGACACTGTACTGGGCAAGCTTTTCATTATTTGATTGGGTAGCAGTCTTATTGACTTGTTCAGTCTCAAGGATCTTCGCCCCCATCGCCTGCATGTACTTTTCTTTAGCATCCATAGCCTGTTTTGCTAAGGTGCTTTCAGTGACTTGCTTGTAGTCAAATGATGAGCCTTTCGGAAGCATTAAAGGATTCTTAGAACCTAAGCGAACACCATTTTTCTGCAACCAGTCGCGCCAACCTTCATCAAGTTCATTAATAACTGGTTGGGCTTGACCACAAATGAACACCATCTCTTCATAGCTTGCGCTATTCTGATAATGGGCTAGGTTCATCGTGACGATTGGCTCTAACGGGATAGGATCAATATTCCAATCATTAGCCAAAGACCCCAAAGGAATAAAAGGGATTTCATTCCATCTTTGGTTAAATGAATTTGTTGGATAGAGAATATCACCGCCCTGCAACTCCCCTGACTTATCTGTATAAACCTGAACGTTATATTCATTGTTTGCATCAAGACGAAGTACGCGATAAATATTAATTTCTTTCTTAGAGAATTCGTCTTCTGGATCTTTTACCGTGGACTTCTCATGCAAGACAATAAGTTCAGGCTTATAGACTGATCCAACTCGCTTTAGGCTCCAGTTGATAATACTAAGCGATTCATAAAATACGATTGTTGGTCGAATACCTAAGCTTTCTGCCTGTTGCACAGATACATTGCCATTAGTAGTTGGATAATCTACGAATAAACCGCCACGTGCATGTTTAAGCTGACCTTGCAAGGCAGATTGTGCAACTTGGTAAATTGACTTACCTGTACCATCTGCATCGTATTTAAGAAAATCCATTCCATCCGGTTCGAACGTTGGGTCCTCAGCAAATACCACGCCCACCATCTTGTTTAATGTGTCTTTAGAAATCTCATAAAACACAGCACGAGTTAAGTAAGCCAAATAATATTGATCATTCTGCGTTAAGTCAGACGATACATTGGGTTTAGGTAAATAAAGTTCGCCACGTTTTTTCACTTTGGCAGAACCATCACAGACATCGTCGATAGTTTCCCAACGCTTTTTCATGTCTGCATAAGCTTGATGTTCAGTATTAACTGGCATTAGTAAACCATTCCTATATCTAGTGATCTTGCAGGACGAATAATTGGGAAGCGTTTGGCGAGAGGATATCCGCCAGCATCTCCGACATGGTCCAAGCCTGATTTCTTATCTGGCATTCCAAAATCGTCATAAACTTGCTGCTCAAAAGTTTCTGTGAGTCTTGGACATTTATTTGTATTGACTAAGAGTGTTCGCTCACCATTGCCATTTAAGATCAAAGCATTTACTGCATTAATTCGGTCTTTAATGTTCGGGTTTGTTGAATTTACTTCCACCCTTAAACCTTTCTGTCTCAATATTGCATGATCAGATTCGCTACTCTTTTTCGATGAAGTAGCTTGGCCTGCCGCATCAGGGATAATTGTCATCTCATGGTTTGGGAACTTTTCAATCAAAAGATCAGCCATAGTTGGCGTATCACGAACGCCTACCAGCTCATCTAAAGCTCTTGGCTTGCCATCTCGAATGACATAAACCACAGCAGCCATCTTTAAGACGTTAAAGTCCATACCAATGAGCAAAGCCTCATTAGGTCTAATTTCTTCATCTGTGTGGTTTAAGGTTCGGTCGAAGTCTGGATAAACTGCCCCGCTCGTCAAGTTAACAAACTGGCCTTTTAAGTAAGCAGAAATCAATTGAGGTGGATAAGACTCAAACAATGATGCAATGTAGTCATCAGGGAGATTGGCTTCATTGTCGTAAGTTGAAGCTTGAATCATTCCGTAAAGTGCGCGCTTAGCATCGCTTAAGTTTGCTTCTTTGACAAATTGCTCATGAGTGAACTTAAAGCCCTCTGGCGTTGTTGCAACATCAATACCGTTCAACAAACCAGCTTGTTTATATCGCATACGAGCAATGATCTTGCGCCAAGCTTGTTGAGCCTTGACCTTTGTCATCACATCAAGCTCATCAATCAGAGCATGACCAATCTTAAAACCTACAATAGTGTTGGGCTTTTCCATTGAACGGCAGATAATTGTGCTTCGATACTGACGTCCATAATAAAGATCCACTTCTTTATTTGATTCATAGATCTTTGTCTTTAATCCCCAATCGAAAGCAACTTCATCAATAGTGGGAAAAAAAATATCCCGGATCTGCGGATACGTTGGAGCGAAGTAACCCAACGGCACTTTAGGGAAGGACCAGGACTTATCACAAAGACTTGAACAACCAACCCATGTTTTACCTGAACCAAACCCAGCAACGAACGCTCTAAATTTATTTGGTAATTGTAGGAAGTTAGCCTGAGGCACATTCAGTGTTGGATTGATGTTCGGCATCTTTTTTACTCGCATCTACAACATGAATAGTGACATTTACAGGTGTTGGATCATCACCAGCACCATCCTCGCCATCTCTCAATCGCTGAATTTCTAATTTCTTCAATTCAAGATCTAGTAGTTGTAAATCATGACCATGCATTTCATCTCTTATCTGTTTGATGATGCCTTGCTTCATGATTTTGTTTTTACCCCAGTCTTCATACATTTTTTGAAGCTCATTGAGGCGGACAGCTTTATTAGCTAAAGGAATGTCATAGATATTGGATTTAAACTCTTCTCTTGTTTTATAAAAAAGCTCTTTAAGCTTCTTTGCCATTTTCTCGCCTGTCACTTTCGTTGGATCATACCCAGCGCACTGCATGCGATCAATTTCAATGTTAAATCTATTCTTTACAGCGTCTGCTACTTGCTGGGGTGATTCAAAGCATGCAAGAGACTGAACTATAAAGATTTTCATAGGATCAGTTAGTTTTGCCATAACCCCCTCGTCGTATAGATATGTAAAGAATCTCCTAAGCTAGTTTCAACAAACATGTACCACATGCATGAGCAATGTTGGCTCTAGATATAGTTGGACCTTCATTCGCAAGATTAACCATTTTCTGAACTTCTTCAGATGCGCCATAACGCTGAACAACACCATGGAACTCTTCGACATCATGCCCACGTAAATACAATCTAGGTTCGCCGACAGATGTATATTCAAACTCGCCAGAATCTTTATTCTTCTTATGCCCGATGTGATAAAGCTCATGCTCAACCAAGGCACAAAAGTCAGCATCGCTGCATGATTCAGCATATCCAGCATCTAAAGTGATTATGTATTTGGGGATATAACCGAACCACTGAACCATCTGAAGCTCTTGGCGCTTACGCTTCCAACCACCAGCCATGATTGCAACTTGCTCAGCCTGACCTAAGACAACATGTCCACCCTTTTCAAATGGTCTGCTTGCCCACATAAAACCAATCAAGTCCCGATTGTAGTAAGATAGGTGAATGTGATCTGGGTTGCAGAGTTCGCTCTCTTCATCAATGAATGTACTCCAGACCCAATCTTTTAAATCTTCATCGGGCCGGAAGTCATAAGGTACATCGTTATGCATGCTCCAATCGAAATCAAACACGCCTATATCTTTTGGTGGCATTGGTCGCTTCATTGGCTCATCTCCATCACATATTTAAGATCATCTGGACAAGTCAACTTCACACCGTCTTTCAAGCACCACATCTCAATATCAGTTAAGAATTCAGCCATCTGCTTTGTCGTGGCTTCTGTAATACTCATTCGATTTGATACAAACTGCCTTAATGGCTCATAGCCTGAACTACCTGACTTTTTCAAATCACGCATGACTCTAAATGTTTCTGGATACTCGCCCACATTGTCACGATTAAAAATGATCGATAGGTATTTGTATTTGAAAAATGCTGCCGATTCCTCTTTATCTAAACCGCGCTGCTTCCCATACTCAGTCATCCATAACCAGTACAATCTTCGTTGAGCATCTGAAAGCTTATCTTCCTTCTGATCAATCACCACTCTTAAAGACTTACCCTCATTAATCGCCTGAGTGTAATTGGTATGCATGTAGTTAATGGCTTTGGTGATGTCTGCATGCGACTGGATAGGAAACACGGCTTTTTGCATTTCCTATCCTCCGTGCTGCTTAAAATAATGTGATGCGCTTCACCAACACATCGTTGTATGCATCCATGTGCTTTTGCTGTTCTTGAAGCAATGCCCACTGTTCATCATTAATAAAACTTGGCTGACCCTTATCTAAGAAGTTTTCCAGTGCATCAAGTTTTGTATACAGTTCGCGCTGTTCAAGTCGAACGCGATCTTGTGGTGTTTCTGCTGGAGAAAACTTCCGTAAAAATTCATCTTTTGGCAGCCATTGAACAAAGCCATCTAATTCTTCAGTGTTCTTTTTCCCAGCACGATCTTCAATGATATAGCCAACATCATTACCATTTTCGCCTTCAGGTAATTGCCAGCCACGATAATCGTTATATTCTTGTCGAGTCATAGTTGCTGCATGCACTAGACTTGCGCCAGCAAATGCAATCATAGACAGTGCTAATAGTTTTTTTGACATTTTCTTCTCACAAAAAAAAGAGCCACACGGCTCAGTTAAAAAATCTCTTTGTCTGTTTGATTCAACATCCGATCCACTTTCACCAACCACTTCTCAAACATGGCTTCACTTTCTGCTCGATTGCCCAATTCAAAACGATCGAATTGACTGTGGCATGAATGGCATAGCGGTACCGTGAACTCATCACTGGCTTTAATTGATCTACCCTTACCATGCTTGGCGCTATTTGAATGAGCCGCTTGTGAGTTTGGATTGCCGCATCGAATACATGGCAGCTTTCTGATTGCCGCTAATCGCTTTGAATCACGCATACAATGCTTCACGCAAATTCTTAATGCGCTCTTTCAGCTTAATCATGATGCCGTCAATGGTTAGCATCTCTAGCCGCGTCAATCCCGATCTACTAAGATTCTGATACTTAGACAGCTCAGCACTGCAAAATTCTAAGTCTTGTTTCGCTTGTACTTTGTCTGTCATGTAACCACCAATAAGAAAAGAAAAACCCCGCCAATAATGCATATTGAGCGGGGTTTTATGTGCCGTAATCCGTTCGGCTAAAGTCACCGAAGTGACAAGGGTTCATTCAACTTCTTTCAAACAATCACGGCACACTTTAATTTCTTCATCGTCAACCGTGTAATCGATCTCAGTCGCACCATGCAGGCCGAATAAACATAATAAGAATTGGAGCATTTTGTTCTCCTACAATCATATATTTATTACAAAACCCAACACTAACTAAATTGTTTAGAAGCCATGCAGAGCAGCTTTTTGAACAATTTTATCGAAGTTTGAGTGTGAAGCGTGTTTGCTAGCAATGCGCTTTGATCTATAGCAGCAACTTGCCATAACACCAATACCTAATAAAGTTAGTAGCTTCATCTTTAATTCCATCCATGTAGAATATTTAATTAAAAATATCACCCGAAATTGTATCTATCCAATCTCATTTTGATGAATTATTGTTCACTATGTAACTTAATAAGGATGTGGCGATCTGCCACACCCTTGCCTTAGATTACGATATTGACCAGCTCGGCAACTGATCTACCGCTACTCACAATCACACATACCTAACATGCACGGTCAATTTCACTTGCTTTCAATCTCTTTAATGGCGGGCGTACCAATAACCCTACTGGGATGGTTTTTACTCGATGGCATGTTCTACAGGTGGTCAGCCTATAGGATTTACCTAAACAACAGGCAATAAAAAAGCCTAATAAGCATGAAGCAAATTAGGCTATAAACTTTGAATCTTTTTTCGTTGGTAGCGGGAGCTGGATTTGAACCAACGACCTTCGGGTTATGAGCCCGACGAGCTACCAGACTGCTCCATCCCGCATCAACGATGTGCCTTTATACGCTTTGGGGTACAGAAAAGCAAACCTTTTAAATTTAATTTACATAAACTCTTTAGATAGGTCCTGATTCAGTTATAAAAGTTGGATGTGAACTGTTATATAAACTTAATCTTCTTTTTTCACTTTCTAAAAATAACTTGGGCTCTTCAGACCAATTTGATGTCCTTGAGTCAAGACCTGAATGATTTTGTGCCCAATCAGAGATAGTTCCATAAATAAAAGTATTATCAGCGAAAACCAGTTTTGTTTTCTTACTTAAGTTACTGATAAAAACCTTATGGGTGGGTAATGATCCAAATACACTAAATTGAGTGTAGAGATACTTATAGGTTTCAGACATAGAATAAGGCACTTAGGTGACCCAAAAACTATATCATTTAAGTAATAAAAAAGCCCACAATTTTGTGAGCTTTTAAATCTAGGTTCGCCTTCTTGCTTATGTTGCAAGGGCTACCAACTAATCCAGTGATGCCTTACTTACACTTCGCACCACTGTACCATGAATATATAACATTAGTGACGTCACGTCAATAATCATGAAGTTATTTTTGATTTATAAGCAATAAATGGGTATCTAGCATGCATAGCTGCCAATCCACACTTAATGTCAAACTTAACATCCATTAGTGTTGCATATGGCGTGACAAGTCTAGATAAGGGCATTGAATAGCAGTAACGAAATATCACCATTTCAAGCCAACCATCTAGCACTTCTGACTGCCCTTGCATATCCAAGATGAGGCGTTGAACTGCACGCGCTTCATTATCAGTGATTTCACACGTAATGCCTTTGCCACGCCCTTTAGGGATAACTGGATCATCTGAACACAGCCAATCAGCCATGATCTGCTCTTTGCCTTTCACTTCTTGCTTACGCTTTTTGGCAGCCTGATCCATAGCGACAGCAATCGGGTTTATGCTCTTTCCACAAGTTCCAGAATTTGAGTACATCCAAGCCCCAAATTGATAAAGCCATTCTTCTAGACTGTATTTGGTCCAGTCCGTTGTTTGCATAATGTGATTTACTGCCGCATTCATACCGTCACCTACTTACCAAATACTGTCATCAAAACTATTGCCACCATAAGTACCGAAAAGATAATTACGACAGCCTTGTTGTAGTCCATCTCTATCCCCTTACATCCAAATACTTACCAACTTGCCGATTGAACCGATTACGATTAGCAGCAATCCGAAGAGAATGTACTGCAAGCCTTTGTCATCCTTTAGTTCCATCACGCCACCTCAAATCATCAAATACTTTTTAATTTCATCTATGGCTTCATCTGCACCGAAGCAGACTTTGCACATGTAACCTTGTTCTTCTAGGCGCTGGATCATGAGTCTCTGACTTGGTTGTAATTTCCCTTTCTTTGACTTCAATTCAATCCAAAGCCCGTGTATCTCACCATTTGGAACAATTAGCTGAAGGTCTGGAACACCAGCCTTTACGCCTAACTTCTTGAACTTTGCAGCTTCAATAATGTTTCTTGAGCCACCATTGGGAATATGAAACAAGTAATCACTCAAACGCCCTGAACCATACTTCACACGATGCGCCCAACTCATGAGCGCCATCTGTTCTTGATCTTCTGTAGGTACTCGGTTGAATCGCTTAGAACGAGCTGCCTTTTGTGACTGGACCCTTTGAGCCTCTTTGAATGTGGTCATTGGCAAGCTCCCTAGTCGTAGTAATAATCGTCAAGGTTTTCTTCGTTCCAACGCTTCCAAAACTTAGATACACAATCAGAACATCTGCTATAAACTGGCCCATGACTACCTTCATCAGGATCTCGATAAGAAGAGAGTTCAGGCACTAACGTTTTGCATCTTGGGCATTGCTCCCATTGAGATTCATCATTTCGTTTTTGTTCTTTATAAGCTGTATATTGATCTGAGCATTCCTGGCACATATTTGAATATTCAGCCCCAAAGCTATCTGCTTCTACACAAACTCTTCTTACCGCAGAACGCTCTGGGTGGTTATGGCAATTAGTACCCCATTCATCATCTTCAACAGATACTGATTGATTTGGTAAATGTGCTGTCATAGTCCTTCCCCCTTGAGCGCTTGCTCTAACTGCGCTGCAATGTTTAATCCTGCGTTTCTTCCTGATTCTGTCTGGTATTCACCCCGCCTTGCTCTCATGGCGATATTGGCAATCTCTCTAAGCTTTAGTTCTAAAGCATCCACCCGCTTTTGCAGCTTCAGCATGTTTATGCCTTGTTGGGTGTATAAGGTTTGCAGCTCGTCACGCTCTTGCTTGATCTTTTTAAAGTGAACTTCATGACCAATCACTTCACCGTGATGAGATGCTTTAAGCTCCTCCACTTTCGCTTGCATTGACTGCTGACCAGCCTCAAAAGCTTCTTTCATCATTAAATCTGACTGGTACGTTCCGAACCATTCGCTGTTTTTGTAATACTCTTCAAACTCATCCATCTCAAACATCCTTCGATTGGCAATGTGGGCTGATGTGGTTTTCTATGGGGAAGTCGTCGCCCATGTCATTGTCAATGCGGTGGCCTGCTTTAATCTCAGCTTCTGATGCATGCTCAATCTCAGATAGTTTGTATCCAGATAACCCAATCGACTTACCTGTTCTACTGATCACATCCACAATTGCTTTTTCGCCAGTCACCTTGTAAATGATCATTAATCCTCTGTGGCCTTGGGTTTTAACCCAGTCACCCACTTTAAACTCACTCATGGCTGGCTCCTTTTTCAAAGAAAAACACCACTGGCTCAGACTTAATTTCAATCAAACCAAAACGAAGTAAATGACGCGCATGTGTGCTATCTCGTAATAACTGCACATCACGATAATGAGTCAGCATTTTTCGCCAACCTTCCAAAGGCATTGACGACTTGTTTGTATTGCAAGGGACACACGCAGGGTTCATGTTTTCTATGGTGTCGTTTTGCGGTCTAGTCATTTCACCCGTAATTAACTTGCCGCCACCAACATGAATTAAATCTCGCTTCACTGCTTCGATATGATCTGCATGCCACTTATCACCAAGTAACTCACCGCAATAGGCACAATGGCCACCGAACTTCTGCTTAAGCTCAGCACGTTGACGTTTAGTTAGTTTCATCCCCGCCTCCGTATATTGATTCGTGGTCGCGGATGGCTTGTTCAAATAAATCGAATTTAATGGCTTCTTTAGGTTTGCGCTGATTTCGCCCCAAAAGCTGTATTAATTTTTGATTTTCAGGATGTTGTATGAAATGAGTTGCTTTTTCATTTCTCAGTCTTTTTTGAAATGTGATTTTATTTGCGATAGCCAAACCACCGCAATTGTTAACCAAATCCACGCTATCAACTAGGCGCTTGAGTTCAGAAAGGTCTACAAAATATTTTTCTCGGTCAGCCTTGCTAATCTCTACACTTTGACCACATTGGAACTCGAAACCTTCATTCCACTCAGTTGCATTAGAAGGGGCTGAATCAACGATTTCTTTCGCGTATTGCAGCCCTTTATCTCTAATTAATTTAGTTGCTTTCATGGCTGGCTCCTTTCTCCACAACATCCAATTCAATGATTTTGTAGACCTTGCCTTTCGATTCAAAAGGCTGGCCATTAGTTGCTTTCTCAATCCAACTGCTATACGAATATGCAAAACCCCAAATGAAGCAGCATAAGCAGAAGAACAACGTAAACCAGATACTATTCATCCCCGCCTCCGTATATTGATTCGTAATTGCTAATGTGGGCTTTCAAGTACTTGTAGTGCTTACCCATCTTTACAACTGCTTTAGCATCTTTTAAGCCACCAAATGCATTAACTCGATCAACCGACTCCACAAGACGCTTGAGCGATTGCACAGAAACGCTTTTATGTCTACTTCTTATTCCGTCATTAAGCACAAAAGTAAAAGAGTCTGCGCCGCTAGCTACAACTTCTCGCGCCTTATCCAATCCTTGCTCACGAATAAACTGTTCTGGTTTCATACCTCCTCCTTGTAACGTTTAGTCATGGCTTCCTGCTTGAGCTGGTCTAGCATTTTCAGCTTTCTTAATTTCTCATAGAGGCTCGCTGCTGCTCTTGTTTCTTTATTGCGAGTGCCGAGGTTGTAATCTCTGCGGAGCTTCATCATTGAGTTGTAATCTGCAAATTCGATCATGCTTTCAGCTCCCCTTTAACATTCAGGATGTCCTTTGCAAACTGAGTTGCTTTGTAAGTTGCGTATGAGTCCTTTTCCAAGTAGCCGCTTTTAATTAATTCCTGCACATAACACTGAATCGTATTGTTGGGCGCATCTAACACATAGTCATGCAAATCCTTCATCGTGAAAGGTTGTGTTGCATGTGTAGCGAATAGCAAAATGTCAAAAATGTTTTGGAATGCTTTAACTCGTTTTATTGCTTTCACGCTGCACCTCTCTCTTCCACTCTTGAACTGTGGTACTCAGCCATGGCATAAAGCTTTGCCATTGATTTGTCACAGTTCCGATCAGACATGATTTGTGGAATACGTGATTCAACATATGCTGTACGCTTGTCAAAATCCTCTTTTGTCATTGGAGTTGCTTCTGCTTTTTCCTCGCTGCCAGTTTCGGCACACAGAACACTGAGATCTATTTGGGGTGGCTTAGACCATTTCGTCTGCGTAATCCCTTTTTCAACAAACTCATTCACTACATCAACATAGTTATCTTTGAATGCTTCATATGCGTAATACGAAGAACGCTCATAGTTATTCGAGTAGTTGAGATTTGAAAACATCTCATAACAACGGTTGTAAGCTTCTTTTTCTGCATTTGTAATTTCAACATCACGGTCAGAAAGCCATTTGACAATGTTAGCTAAAGCTGCATTCTTCTTTTTGAATGAATCAACTGCACGCTGCTGCTCAGTACCGAAACCTTGAATACCTAAACACCACTTGCGGAACATTGCAGGATCAGGGCAGTAGCCACTGTCACGGACCATGCAAAGGCCTTTATCTATTTGTTCACGAGTAAGTCCATCAATGCAGATCTTCATTGCATGATTGATTTGTTCTGTTTTAATTCCTTCAAACGTTTTCTCAAATGAACGTGGGGCAATTGCTTTGAAGATACCGACAACTTTTGCAGAGTTGATATGTTCTACAGCGTTTTGATTGCTAGAAACCATACTGTTCATAGCCAGCCTCCTCTTTTGCGATTAACTCTTGAATTTCAGACATACGAGTTGAAGCTTGGCTTTGATTACCAAAACCATGATTCTGTTGTTTTGGAGCGAATAGACCTTGATAGTTTCCAGTGATTGAGGTTTTTAAAGATTGGTTAGAACCTTCATAACCCCATTCAATGAAGTCTTTGTAGATAGCGTTTAGAGCATTCTTAGTTAATTTGGTTTTAGCTTGTTGAGAACGGTTTGCTACGTACTGTTCCCAAAGTTCAAGATCACAAAGGGTTGCAAAGGTGTTTTTAGTAAGTTTGATAACTTCATCAAAACTTAACTTGCGTACTCTGTCTTTGCGTTCTTTTTCAGCTTTTGCTTTCTCTTCAGCTTCTAGTTTTTGTTGTTCAAGAATGATCTGTTTTTGAGTTTCTTGATAAACATAAAAACTAGCTTCAAGTGGTTTGTTTGAGCGAAGCGAGTTAATAAATATATTTCTAAAAGAATCTATAAAAAGAAACTCTATTGATGCACCACTAGTCGAAGCACCTTCCGCACCACTAACTGAAGCGGACTGCACCACTAACTGAAGCGCTTCACTAATCGAAGCGCATCGGTTATTGATGCGGAGTGCTTTAATTTCTGAAGCACTAAATTTCTCAAAAGCCTTTACTAAAGACACTTCATTAATCTGGTATTTGTTGCCTAATTTGTTATTACGTTCAACAACTGTAATAACCTCAAACCAAGTTAATTCTTTTAGACCATTGGTTACTGTGCCAGAGCTAAGCTTGTTAGATCCTTTAAGCTTTCCACCCTGTAATTGACGATGTGAGATATGGTCAGAAGGTTTATTAAATCCGTTAGTAAACCCCATAATCGCTGAATATACGTTCTTAGCTGCATCAGAAATGAACGGCTCTACCTCATAATGGTAAAGACGGCTTTTCATGATGAAGCCTTTTGAAAGTTGATCCGACATAGCATTACGCTCTTTCTTCGGAAAGTGAACCAACTCACCTTGTGGAATTGGTGGCTCTTGTGCTAAATTTGTTTTCATTCATTGCTCCTGTAATGAATATCGAAGCCTGATCTAATCCATCAGGCTTTTTCTTTATATCCAAGCTCAAAACACATGCCGAAATCTTCAATGTCATCTTGAAAAAGATCGTCAATGGTTTGCTTGCTTTCCATCCACGCTTTTGACATCACAAAAAGCGCATTCAGCTTTTCTTCACTAATCATTCGATATTTCTTGAGTACAGTTTTGAATCCAAGAACATCCAATAGCACTAAACAGTTCTCAAGCTCAGTCAAGCCATTGGATTTTCTATCATTTTTCATTCGTGATAATGTGCTTGGATCAATCCCCAACTGTTCAGCAACCTGACTTTGATTGCTTGATGCAAGGGCTTGCAAAACTCTAGAAACTTCATTTCTAGCCCTTGCACTCAATTCGGTTGATACTTTGCTCATGGTTTAGTTCCTAAGCGGTTGCATTAGTTCGTTTAATTGGCTCTTTGCCACTTGCTAAGTCTCTGATTTGGTATTCGCGAGCTAAAGGGATTTTTTCATTAGGCCACTGATAAACAGCAGGTGGCTCAATTCCTAATAACTTTGCTAAGCCAACACCATTCACACCAAGCAACTTATAAGCTTCCTGTTTGGTCATTTGCTCAACCTCAAAAATAAGATTTCTTAGTATTAAAACAAAGATAACTTATTTTTGCAAGATGTAAGATAACTTATATGAAGAAACTAGAAACTATGGGTCAGCGTATTCGCGCCTTACGAAGAGAAAAGAAATTAACTCAAGGCGATTTGGCAAAAATCGTCGGGGTTAGTGCGCCTAATGTCACTGGTTGGGAGAAAGATGCATATGCACCTAAAGCTGATCCTTTAAGTAAAATGGCCGCTTATTTTGGTGTGTCCACTTCGTATATTACAAATGGTGATGAAAGTGGTCCTCAATTGGACAACAATGCTGTTCAATTAAATGTTCTTGATATTGAAGCCTTTAAGCAGAAGTACAATATTCCAGATAGTGAAGAAGCTGTTAAATTTGTCCAAACACCAACTAAGCCATTCCCTATTCAAAAAAGATACGTTCCTGTTAAAGCCTATTCAAAGATGGGTATGGATGGGTATTTCACAGATATGGGATATGATGGGAACGCAGGTGATGGATATGTTCCAACTCATACAGCAGGTCCACGAGCCTATGGCATTAAAGGCACTGGCGACTCCATGTTTCCAGCAATTCGTAATGGCTGGTATGTAGTTTGCGATCCAGATGCTGAACCGGTTCCAACTGAATTTGTACAAGTGTGCTTAAAGGATGGACGCTGCACAATTAAGGAATTTGTTGGAATAAATGGTGGGGTTTTGAGTTTGTTGGCTGTTAATGGTGGCGAACGCCTATCTTTTGACATGGATGAAGTTGAAAGTATTACCGCTATTACAGATATCGTGCCGCCAAGTCAGCACAGACAAGAACATCCTTATTCGCATTAATCACAGGAAGACTTATGGACAACTCAAAACTACCAATCAATCAGATTATTGCTCGCATCAATGATGCTGCGAAACATGGTGAAGCTTTGGTGCTAACAGCCGAAGAAGTGAAGATTCTTTCCAAAGATATTGGCGACAAAGTCTTTATTCCTGTGCTTACTAATGAGCAGGTCGTGCAGTTGGTAAAAGAAGGAAAGTTGGGGCAGAAAATTAAATAATAAAAAAAGACCGATGATAAGTCGGTCTTTCCATCCAAGCTTAGGAAGGTCTTGGATTGACTAATGTTGGCAGCATTAGCCTTTGCGCCCACCAATATCACAAGATAATTGATAAGTTGAGAATAACATATGTTTGGAGAATTAGTAAAAAAGATTAAGACTTGGTACAAAGGAGATCCAGGACTAATTGATAGCAACCCTGCAACTGGAATTATTACAGTAGTAAGAGAACCATATCGTCATTGGGCGGCTAAATTATTATCCTACCATGTTGGCTTTTTCATATTCCTGATTAATTCAATAAAACGCCACCCGAATGCATTTGTATCTCAAACCTTAGCAATTATCGCCATTCTTGTATCTTTTTATTTTCAGTTTTATGGAGGCAATAATGAGTATAAGCGCTGCGCCATAACACATTCCAACGACCATGAGGTTACAGTAAATTGCAGGAAGTGACGTTGCTATTATTACTAGACTCATAGCCATTATCAGATAATTGCTTTCATTATTCATATCTATAAACTCACTGTGAACCCGACACAGTCTTTACAACAGATCGGGTGGAGAAAATAAGTGGCAGCATACTCAATTACATACGATCTACATAAGATTAAAAACTATACTCGACTTCAAGAGGGTATCGATGCTCTGTCGGGAACGGTCTGGGTTAAACCAACCTTGTCTCAATTTATTGTAAAAACCACTTATACTTCATCACAGATAAGAGATTTTTTAAAATCTTATGTTGATCACGATGATACAATTTTTGTTGCTAAAATTGATCTAAATGATTGGGCTTCTTATAATGTTGAGCAAAAATTAGTTGATCCATTAAAGACCACTTTCTTTTAATTGATTACTTAAAGCCCCACCAACAACACCAATACCTCTGTTAAAATTTTCTTGATCTTTGAGGATGTAATCAATATTAGCTTGATTACCCTCAACCTTAGTATCCTCCGCTAAGGTGATGCGACACCCCATAATGCTTACACAACTACCCTTTGGGATAATTGCATACTCTTGCTTTTTCTCGCCCATAACAAACTCCAAACAACCCACCCCGTGTGGGTTTTCTTTTGTCTATTAAAACATAAAAGTAAGCTTTCTTAAATTAAAATAAGATTTCTTATTGACAATAAAACTAAGTTTTCTTATATTTATCTCATCGACAAACAAAAACCGCCATAGGGGTCAGAGTCTAGGCGGTTTGCATCAAATGCGGAGATAAGTATGAATCAAAGAATTGAAAAGTACAAGTTTAGCCAAGCCTTTAGGGATGGCTCGAAAGCATTCGTAGCTTTCTGGATTATCACCTTCATTGCATTTGCATTCTTAAAAGGCTGTGCCGACGAGCAATACGCCAACGAACTCAAAGCAAAGCAGAACATGTATGTGCGTGTGCAAGTGGAAGGAGCTAACTAATGAATATGTTAGCCAATATCTCGTTTGATGCTGCTGAATCAAAGCTTTTGAAGGACTTAAGCAAACACCCTGAGCTTATAGCTGGCGCAGTTGAATATGCCTTCCAACGTGGCGACATCGACTCGAAAGAATACCATTTGTGGCGAAGCAAGATTGCAGAAATGGAGCGCCGACACACTGCAAACCTTTTAGCAACTATTAAAGCGTGAGGTGTGTATGGGCTTTTTCTTCAATGCAGAATTTCTTGAACAATTTGGTTGCTGTGTTGGTGAAGAAGATGAAGCAACTCACTACAGCACTTTCGGTGGCAGCGATTGGAAATTGAAAGCAAATAAAGATCAGATGTTCTACTGGGATGCTCTTTCAAAATCTTGGAAAAGATGGGCATTAACTCTAGAGCACTGCACACCGATCGGCGAGAAAGAACCAAATTACAAATGCGGACCAGTTAATCAAGTCGTAGTTAAGAAAGACGAAACGACTCGTGAATTGTCTCCGATTTATTCAAATTCGAAATATAAAGGTGATTAAAGATGAACATGCAAAATAAAGAACAGTTCTCTTTCACTAAAGCTGAACGTAAAAAAGCAAAGCTTAAGCTAAATCTTAATGGCGCCAGCGGTTCGGGTAAAACCTACTCTGCCCTTGTGTTGGCTTCAAGTCTTGGCAAAAAGATTGCAGTTATTGATACAGAAAACGAATCTGCATCTTTATATGCAAATGAATTTAACTTTGACACATTGCCATTAAAGCCCCCCTATAGCCCTGAACGCTTTGCAGGCGCGATCCATGCAGCACATAGCATGGGCTATGAAGTTCTTATCATTGATAGTGCTAGTCATGAATGGATTGGAACTGGTGGATGCTTGGAAATCAACGATGAAGCAGCTAAACGTTTTAAAGGTAACACTTGGTCAGCTTGGTCAGAAACTACACCACGTCACCGCAAATTTATTGACGCGATTCTTCAAACAGATATGCACATCATCACTACAACGCGTGCAAAGACCGAGACTGTGCAGGGTGAAAAAGGGAAAGTTATCAAACTTGGTATGAAAGCTGAGCAGCGTGATGGCTATGAATATGAGCTTACGGTTTCACTCGACATGTTGCATGAAAATAAATTTGCAATTCCAACTAAAGACCGTACCAAACTATTCAATCCAACTGGTGAAGTAATCACAAAGGAAACTGGTGAAAAGCTTATTGCCTGGCTTAACGATGGTCGCAGCCAAGAAGAAGCGCTTCAAGCTGCTTTTGATGAAGCTATCAAGCGTATCAATGCAACTACAGATGTTGCTGAACTTGGGATCATCTATTCACAGTTCAAAGGTACTGATTGTGAAGCTGAAATAGTTAGCGCTTGTAGTAGTCGCAAGCATTCTTTAATTGGCACACATGGCAATGCGTGAGGAAGGCAGCATGACAGATTTGAATAAGGAAAGAGAGGCTTTTCTGAATACCTTCCAATATTACAAAGGAAGAAGAGACATTATTTTTAGTAATGAGCATGAACTGTTTATGACTAGATCAAACAATCCTTCTGAAATTGCTCAGAAAGAAATAAGCAACATGAATAGACGTTGGGATGCTTGGCTTAGATGTGCAAAGCATCGTGATGCAGAGCTAGAAAAAGCCAAAGCTCAGGCGGTGCCAGAGACTCATATTGTTGTGCCAAAGCAGCCAACACCTAAGATGATTGATGCTACTTGGGATTTTGACGATGAAATTATTGAGATGAGTAGCAATACTCGCAATGAATTTATCTGGAAGAAAATGGTTGAAGCAAGCGAATCGGGAGCTGAGGGATGAGTGGAGTAAAAGTTAAAACATGTGAATTTTGTGATGATGGAAATGGTGAATGCATCTTCCCATATTACGGTCTTGCTCCTCATATTCACACAAAACCTATTGGCGGCACGGTATTTCTAGATGGCTCATTTCCTGAAAACTTTAGTCCTGATGGGGATGGTTTAGGTATGTATACACATTGTCTAAATTGTGGAGGTGATGGCACTTTTGAAGGCTCTCAATTAGAAGTTAAAGCGGAAAGTAAGGAGGGGTGAATGGAAATTGATCGTCGTGTACGTGCTAAAGAGTTTATGATGCTAATGTCTATTGGCCGGACTAAATTCTATCGCATGATAAAGAATGGTGAAATTCCACAACCTATCAAGGTTAGTGAGAAAGAAGTGTTTTGGCACGAATCTAGTGTTAAGAAAGTTGTCGAAAAACACAAAGATAATTCTGATATGATAGCCTGCTAA